AACTTTGCGGTTGTTAGTTTTTGCTTCCATTCGCCTTCGCTTAGAAGCTGTTCTCTTTCTGATAGTGAAAGAATCATATCTTTCTCTTCACCTGTCTCATTATGAATCATTGTGTACGTAGGCATTATTATAACCTTTTTTAGTGGGGTTGACAAGAGCCAACCCCGATTTTTCCTTTATGCTGTTGCCAACTTTGATTTTAGAAATTCGTGTTTTCGTTTGAGTTTAGATACTAGGTCCATGTTGCCCCTCTTTTTTATTTTTGTTATATATTCTTCTAACTCTGATAGGTCTTTTCTAAGTCTTTCAAGTTGGATTTGCGACATAAGTTCTCCTTGTTGAAGTTAACGTAAGATTAAGTCTGGAAATGCCTCCTGTACTAGTTTCTTTGTGATACCCTTGATAGGCATTTTCTTATTGATCATGCCCACAAGAAGTTCTGCGTCTTTTGGATGTACTGTCTCCAAAATATCTAAGAAAATCTTTTCACGTTTTACGGCTGGCATCTTTGCACCAGGCCCATTAGGAATAAAGTATGCAAACTTTTTGTTGTGTTGTGATAGATTAGATGGATGTGATCTATCTTCTGCTGGTTCGTATGGTGGCTTACCATCTGGCAAGTTCCATTGCACTGCATCATCAAACGTACCTCTCAGTACGTCCTTCATCGCCCAGTTGTTACTATGATTTTTAAGTAAAGTTATTTTCTCTGCACGTGTCTTAGCGGCGGCAGCTTTTTCTAAAATCTCAAATACATAATATGTTGTTTTATTAACCATATCTCAAATAAAATCCTCTACATCTTCTATCAGCATTCTACAACGCTTCTCAACTAAGAATGGAAACACTTTGCTTCTATTGCTCCATCTATCCTGTTCTTCAAAGGTATTTAGTATTTCTGATTTTACGGATTCAGGTGCTTCTGATAAATCTATAAGTTTTTTGTTACGAAGATAGTTACGCATCCATTCTTCATCTTTTCCGTATGGATTTTTGTAAGTATCATATAACTTTTCAATCAGTTCTTCTATTTTCTTTTTTCGTAGGGGAGTCTGCCTAATACCATCAACAAAACTATTGTCAGGTGATAAAACATTAGGCACACCATCAGATTGATCGCCTTTTAAGATCAACTCAAGTAGTTGTCTACGTGGGTTCTTCTCAACAATCAACTGTTTTTTCATGGGTGAATATTGACTTACATTGTCATACTTTTGAAGTTGAACAAAGTCTTTATCAGACGATACAATCATCACAGGTTCGTTTTTACCAAACTCTTGTGTGTATTCTACAAGATTTGCAATGATATCATCCGCTTCACAGTTCTCAATCAATAATGTTTTATATGGAAAGTTCTCTGATAGTTCTTCGAACACCAAATAGATTATCCGAAAGACCTCTCCCCAATCAACATCTGATTTTTGTCTACTCTTTGCTCGTTGTGCCTTATAGTTTGGAAAAACATCTTTTCTCCAGTTCTTACGACCATCTCCACAGACAACAATCTCACCATAAGATTCTTTAAACTTATTTCGATACTGTCTAATATTATTCAATATCAAGTGTCTAAACAAATCCTCATTCAAATCATTTTTATTTTGAATGACGCTTACAATCGCTATTGCATTATAATCTAATAATATCATTTATACATTATTCCTGATCTCCAGAGTTCACGTTCACCATTGTAACTAGTTCTTGCATGTAAGCTATGAACTTGATCACTTAGCACTAAGTCATATAAATCCCATTTGTGATAGTACACATACTTCTCACTAAGAACATATTGCCTTAGTTTTAACATAACATCATCACTTTGATTGACAATACCTTTTACAACAGGATATGGAAAATAAAACCCTAGTTTATTATTTACTGGGTGTTTTGTAACAATAGGTTGATATTCTACTTGTTTGATTTTAGGATCAGTACCATCTGCATCAACAAAATGATTTGCTTCTATTCGATTATTAAAGACATGACGCACATGAGAGTTTTTCCAATCCTCATCAGTCGAGTTTTTATGAATATTATCGATAACATAGTGCGCAGTTTGATTTGACCAAAACTCTTTTTGATCATCAGTCAAATCTTGATAAGCACTCTGCGCATCTGTAAATCCAGTATCACCACCAATGCAGTTGTTTTTATTCATATACATAGCTATTATTTGATCGCCTTTTGGACGCATCATCATTGCATTATGCCACCCAAGGCTCCCATCTACACGACCATGAAACATTCCTTTAGAATGAACTCTGCATATTTCTCTATAACCCTCTACAACAGACTTTACCTGTTCAGGTTGTTTAGCTATCATTCCTATGTTTCTATATAAACTTACTAAATGCTCAGGATGTACTGGACTTGTATTCTTTATAACGACAAATCTACCGTCACCAACTTTTTCCTTAATAAAGTTAGCGTGATGAGGACTGTTATAATCGATATCAGATATTTCATATCCAAAACTGATTCTTCGAACTTTCATAATATTATCCTTATTATACTCACCCACCTCAAAAGGTATTATATTAATTATATACTATTTTTATGATTCGTCAACTACTTTTTTTCTCCATCAATGCTACTGCTGCATCGTAATCTTCCTGAGACACAACACCTTCACGTAATAGCTTTTGTCTGTTAACCATATGCTTACCTTGGATTTCTTCTTTTGATCCGCCAAAGTATGCTACGCAATGTCCTTCTTCGATCATAATATCCGTTACACGCTCCCGCTTACCTTCGTAACGTTCTACCCAAAAGTCGCCTAAGATACGTCCGAACTTACCTTTCATATCTTCACCATCTTTGTTTTCTGTTGTGATTAGTTTACCGCCATTTTCTAACAGTTCTTTTAGTCTGTTCTTGGCTGCTGTGCCAAATACCTTTTCTACTTTGTCGCTTGTGCGTGACTCTGGTGTGTCAATGCCCATGATACGTACACGCTCATCTTTCAACCATACGCCAAACCCTAGATCGATATCTACGTCTACAGTGTCACCGTCTACGCATTTAAGTAGAACTACGTCATATTCGTTTGTGTTCATTTCTACTTTCCTATTATATGTTTTCGATGTATCTTACCACCGATAAAAGCATTATAATATTCATCAGGCTTCAAGAGTACATCTCTCTCTAACTGATATTTCATTTCATAGTAAGAACATTCTCCCTTTGTTTTACATAGTTTTAATATTTCACGCTTGAAGTTGTCAGGACCTTTCTTTTCTACTAATAGCTTTACTTCGGTACTACTTCCATAGTATTTACGCCAATCGCTCTCAGACCTGCTCTTAACCGCTCTCTTGCGTGTTTTAGTGACAGGAAGCTTCTTAGGTTTCCAAAAGAACTTCTTGCCAATATACTTCATTCCTGTATCAAGTTCTGTGATCTCATAGACAAAACCCTGATACTCTTCAGGCGTCTCATCAAACTCTTTATCATTATATGTCCACATAAAAAATAGCCCCTTTCAGGGCTATTTATATTAGTCGTCTAAGACTTCGTATTCTAAGGGCGATCCGCACATTGAACAGTATTGCGGTATCTCTTCGCTATCAACTACAAGTACCTGAGTTTCCGCTTCACAAGCTTCACACTCTGCCCAATATTCCTCTTCCATGTATGCTCCTTAAAATGTTATTTCGCAGGCTCCACCTTGACATGCGATTGCGCCCATTGTATCTATGTCAGTAAATCGCTTTTCATCTAGTTCTGAGGTAAAGTCCACTGATTGAATGTTTTGTTGTATCTTCTCCCACTTATGTAGCAAAAACACATCTTTGAGACAATATTCAGTTTCTTTTGTGTCACCCATGAAGTAGTTGTCTGCAAACTTCTGGAAACGACGAATCCACTCAGCACGGATATCAGATACTTCACCTTGGAACTCAGGTGGAGACTGTGCAATCTGTGTAGCTTCCCATAGATCACGGAACCCTTGCTTACGAGTATCAACGATTAGACCTGATGCAAACAATGCGCCTTTACCATATTGTGCGACGATTTGTTCTTCGGTCTTCACTTCGGTCATTGGTGCTTGAGCAAAGTCTTTATCACCAGACCCAGCCAAGAAACTAATACCAGCAAAACTATGACGGTTGTCATAAACATAATCCTCTACTTCAGACCACTGATGTGGCATCACTGTTACCGTATTTGACACATTGTGGCGGGTCTTTGGGTTTATACATAGTTCTACATTTGTCCCTGCTTCCACCCAGTTGTTTTGAACTAGTTTCACTTTTTCTAGTAGGTTCTTACCATATAGCTCTTCACGATATAGTGAACCCTCAGGTGAAATGATTGGGAACGCAACACAATAATCTGTGCCATTTGCAGACCATACAGATTCTTCAACCATGTATGGGTTTGTCTTTGCGATTAGCTGACCAACCTCGGTCTCTTTGTTTAGTTGAATATGACGGAGATAACGAGGAGAATGCTCAGCATGTATACCGCTCGCCGTTTGGAGTAAAACGGAAGCGTTTCCACTAGGTTTAACACACGTTGTTCTAGCTGCCGCATTGATTCCGATAAGTTTTGCAACTGTTTTGTTAACTTGTTTGACAATTTGTGCTCCTTCCTTTTGCACTTCCTCATCGAGTAAAACTTCTGGATTGTTCATCCAACCAGTAATAGAAACACCTAAGAGTGCTTCCCTAGCAAAGATTTCTTTAGAAGTTCCGTTGAGGTATTTGAAGTCTGTGTACCCTGCTTGGAGTGTTCCCATGATTGCTCCTGCTCGACAGGCTTTGAAGAACTCTTCTTTTGAGGTACATTTTCCACCGTTGATTTCTGTGAGGTTACATCCTTGCCATCCTGATTCTCCATTGATCTGAGGATACATTCCAATCTCAACACAAGGGTTCGTAGTGATATCTCTGTCGTCAACAAAGAAGAAACCTGGTTCTCCAAACTCTTTGATTGATCCCATGATTCTCTTAAAGTCTTCTTTAGATATATCATCTCTAACAATAACAGCACTATTGTTACTGCGGCCCCGCTGAGGATTATCGATAAACCAATTACCAGTTTTAGCATTAATCATCTCCACATCGTCTGGCGAAAAGAGACAGATGGTAGCTGATCTACGGACCCCACCTGCAAGAACTGCATCAGCAGCATGCATAGCAATGTCGTATACGTCAATAGGACGCAAACGTGTTTCACCTTTAAGAACACGAGATTGAATCAGGTGCTCGATTTTGTCTAGTGATCTACGTAGTGGTTCTGGTCCTGGTGCTTTAAATCCACCATTGATCATAGCACCCTTTGGACGTACATGTTGTAGATCAAAATATACTTTACGTCCTTCCATTTCTGGGAACTGACCACCACCCACAAAGTATGATGACATAAGAGCACCCAAAGCATCTGCCCATCCTTCGATAGAATCTTCTACGACCCAACCCTTTGCTTGTTTCTTACGCTCTGCAATGTTAGGTAACTTAGCCACGTGATGTTGTTGCACTGAGAAGCCAGCTCCTGCGCCACAAAGTAGCACGTAGAACAATTCTGAAAAGAAGCGAGGTCTATCAGCATAAGTTGATGTACAGTTGTACATACGCATCTGATGTTTCTTTAGTTGGTCTCCACCAAACTGTAACGCTCGTTGTGCGCCTAATGCATACTGAAGTTTGTATAGAGATTCTGCTTCATCGATTAACTGAGCGAGATCAGGTGTCATCTTGTCTTTGTAGTATTCACGATGCATATTCATGACACGTGTTACGGCTTCTTCCCAAGTCTCGTAACGTTTTTTTTCCTCATCCCATCTACTATAACCTTCGTAAAACTTTGTTTGTGACATTAACTCACGTGTATCTCTATCTCTGTTGTTCGGGACAAGTTTGAGCATTTATGCATCTCCTAAATGTAAAAAGTTTATGCCACAAATCCGTATGATTCATGGCTTATTAATGATATAGTCTTTTATTGGTGTATTATATAGTATTAGAAATATTCTTGCAACAATATATTGTAACAAGTAGTAATATTTTTTTTAACTATCTTCTTTGGGTTTTTCTGGTTCTTTTGGCGTATCTGTCAGGGCTTCTTCGTAGTATCCAATGATCGCTTGTTGATCTTTTACATACCTACGTAGCTCTGCGATACCCAAAGCAAGATTTTCATAACCCTTTGGGGTAATAGCAAACAATACTACATTCCCAGTCTTGCTATTAATTTCTTCTAGTTTTTGTTCTAGATTTTCTTCAGTTACGACAAACCAATCCACTGGTGGAAATTGAACAGCCTTAGGACGTTCTTGGATTGGAATATTTTGCTTCTGATATTCAGTCTGAAGAACTACTTCCGTCTCCGGCGCCCTCGCTCCGCATGCTGCTATCGTCAACAGGCTCAGCGCTAGGAGGGGTAGTTTCAGATTCGATACGATTGATGAGTTTTCCGACTGCTGCGTTAACTCTGTCTTCAAGTCCTTGTGCATTTGTTAATGCCTCCATAGTCAAGTCTATCTTTGCAAACACACCTCTCAGTTTATCAAGATGCTCTTGCGATTGTTGCAATCTTTTAGTAAGATTACGGTTTAGTTCTTCGTTCTTTTTTGCATCAGCTTGCATTTGCTCTACGGTATTCTGTAGCGTTTCTGCAGCTGTCTTTAACTTCACGTTATTTTCTCTGAGGGTTCCAATAGTCTCTTGTGACCACATGTAATAGGAATACCCTGCGTATCCTACACCACTCATCAAACTGATTAACAATAATATAAGATATAATCTAGCCATTACTTTTCTATATGATTCCTAAACTTTTTGAGAAGTCTTGGAGTCTTATCCTTTTTGCGTCTACGATCAGTGACGTTGATAGGCAACCCTATCTTACGTCTGAGTATATGCATGGGAAACCGTTTGGGTGGTCCCATGTTCTTTGTATCTTGTGGGATGCCTGCATCTGCTGCGGTCATCATTTCTTCTTTTAGTTCGCTCATCTTGCGAGTTCTCCTACGGACACGTAAACGGTCTTGTTGGTTCTAACATGAGTTGCTTCGTAGATATTTATACCAAACATATGTCCGACAGGGTAACAGTTATCTTCAACACGAATCTTATCTCTTGCATTGACCATTTCATCTAGTGTGTCGTTCAATAGCTTTTCACTAAGAACTTTGTACACTCCAGGTGTCAATCTACCATCTTCTAATACAAACCATTGACTGCTTTCGTTTAGAAAGTCGTTCTCTGCGCAGCCGAAGTGTTTATGAGTTGCCTCATTAAGCTTGTTGGGGGTGATACTAAACTTTTCTTTAAGTAGATAAAGTGCAGCTGCATAGGATGCTAGTCTACTCCCACCACCAGGAGCCTTTGCCATGACCTTTTTTATATTAAAAACAAGTCTGTGAAATGGTGTATAGAAGTTTCGATAGTTATCTCGATCTTCCATATTGTCTAGTGTAAAGGACTTTTGACGTTTACCATCCTTGTCGATGATGCCAAGTTTGAATGCTTCAGTTTCTTCGAATGGCGTAGTAAGTAATCTCAAAAATCTAAAGGTGTATACTAGATCACCTGCTCTTTTGACGATGCCCATTATATTTCCCTCAGTCTTTCTATTACCTTTTTATCCATTTCGATTTCTGTGTATTGATCATTGCGTATGTGCCTTAAGAATATTAGAAACGGCTTCAATGCTGACCAATACTTTTCATCCATATGATATTCTAACATTTTCAAAGAGGGTTGTATATCAAAAACATTGAAGATCACGATTAAGTGATTTAATATCAATCTTTCAGACAACTCACCTGTATTATTATAACGATTGAATAGACGCTTCAAGTACATGAATCTTTTCAGATCATCATAAAACTCATCAGCGTCTATCACATTTGGTTTATAGTAATGCTTTGCAGCATATAAAAAAATATTATCATCAGTTAGGTTATCAAAGAGTTGCATTTTTCATCCAAATAATAATCGGTTCGATTTTATTTAGACAACAATCCTCTCATCGTTTCAACCAAAGTTGATTTTGATTGACGACGATCTAACTCAACACCATGTTCACGACCCAAAGCCTCTAGTTCTGATTTAGTCATAGACTCTAGATCATCCATTGGCATGTCAGTCTCTACTTCTTGAGCATCTTCCCATGCAGCCATTGCAGCTTCGATCTTACCTTCTTGGTTCATATCCTGAATATCTTCAAAGCTAGGAATACCATAGAACTCATCAACCTGTGCCTGTGTGAACTTAGACGATACTAATAGTTCCCCTGAGTTTGGATCGACCCATCCACGTCTTGCTTCAGGGACTGCTGTATTACACCATGCGGGTGGTTTAATAGGCATTTACTTTCCTTTCATTGGAGTTGCAGAAGGGATCACCTTCTTATCACCTTTCATGTTATCACCTGGACGTGCCTTGGCAGATGGTCCTACACGGCCTGCCTTTGAAGCATCATCATGACCTTTTTCATCATCGTTGTTAATCTCTTTTGGTTGATTAACCATATCCATCGCACCTTTAGATGACTTAGAGTTATCCATCATTCCTTCAGGCGGTGTTGCGCCTTTATAATGCTTTGCACGTTCTTCCATGATACGTGCATACACAGGTGGTAAAACAGATTCTTTAAATAGTTTTGTGATATCAGCACCTGAGACGTAATCAGGTAGCATCTTTTCTAAATCATCACGTGTTACTTTCGGCATTTTTGCTACTTTAGAAGCAAAGGCTTTCATTGTTTTTGATTTCATCATTTTAGATGAAATCTCTTTTCCAGTTGCTTCATCAAGATCAAAAGATTCATTAGCCATTGTATCGGCTTCGGCTTTCTTATCTTTTTCTTTCTTAGGATTCATGATGACTTCTTCTTCGTCAACTTTTTTCTTATCTTCTTTATCCCAAGGTGCTTTCTTTAATGACACTTTGTCTTTTGGTTGCGCTTTGACACTTGCCAATGCTCTACGTGCCATTTTAGCAGAAATAGTTGCCTCTTCCAAATCTACATCCTCTTTATAAGATTCTTTTGCGACCCAGTTTTCGCCTTCTTCGTCCTCAGAGTCGTATTCACAGCTTTCGCTTTGCGGTTTGCCAAAGCTGTCGCCACATTCTTTACAGACCATATTGGACATATCTTTTTCTTCATTCTTCATGGCTTTGCCGATAGCCTTACGACGATTGTGTAGATATTTGTCTGATTTATCTACATCACCATCGTTATCGATGTCTGCATCCGCTTGACCTACAGGGTCTAGTTTTTTCTTTTCGTTGACTTCAGAATATTTCTCAGCCAACCTTCTGATCCA